GTTTGATATCTATCTTTACGGATGTATCTTAGCATAACACCTCCATTCATTGAAAAGTTAGATCAAAATTGAAAATAATTCGGTGAGTAGTACCACAAAATTTTCTGGTACTGCATCTGGTACTACCCAATTTTTCAGGAACGTTTCTTCATTTTTTACTACAGTACCATACAGTACCACACTTTCCGAAAAAATTTTTTTTTTTTAAAATAAAAAATTTAAGATAAAAATATTATAAAAAATTTTTACAGTAACCCACGAGTTGTCAGAGTCTGGTACTTTTGGTACTGAAGGGACAACTTTTCAGGAACGTCAGTCAAAAATTAGCAGTACCAGACTCAAAAAGTCTGGTACTACTTTGGTACTCTGGTACTACGGTTGCCTTTTTAGTTGTCAATAAGGCAACTGAGTCTCAAGTTCACTATGGTTATTGCCTGATCTAGATGACTGTTGAACAGGCTCTTCCTTAAGTCTAATTCCATAGAAGAAGTCAATACCATTGGATTTCTTCTTTTCGGCTTCAGGACACCATTCAGCAATCTTGGAGCAAATCATTCTCCATTGCTTAGACTTTCCTCTGATATCGCCAAATCCGACAGCCTTAGCAAATGCTCTTCTGAGCTTGTTGCACTCGACTCTATCGTTCTTAGCTTTATAGAGGATTTCACAGCAAGTAGCCATGATGTCATCTTCAATGATTTCAGCATTTTCGTCAGCCTGATGCCAAGCGAACATGCCAGTATCATCACCATCACGTCTGCCGATAATGCTCCATGTTTCTCTAGTATCAGCTTGGTCTACTCCGTCACTCCAGATAGCTTGATCGCCAGAATGAGGAATGTTCCTTTCGCACTCTACGGCATAAGCGTAATGATGGCACCACTTCATGAAGTCCGCAAACTCATCAACGAGCTTTGCTCTGATTTCTTGAGGGTTCCAATCACCCGGAGTAGCATCATGACGCTCGAAGTAGATAGGACTGACTCTAGACTCCACGAAAGTGTCAGACATATATGTCCTGCTGTTAGTGCAAAGCATCATCTTCGTTCCGAGCATAGACTTCTTGATAGGGTTCTGATACTTCACGGAACAAGTGATTTCGTCACCGCCAGTGATACCCTTGACAATATCGCTTCTAAGGAACTCTGTCACCTTAGTAACATCAGGAACCATAATGACTCTTGCATCCAAACAGTCTACAAGACCATTTTGCGTATTGCCTTCAATTGTGACAGCTTCTGCCGGAAGGATAGAACACATCTTGGAATTGCTGAGCTTATTCAATCCTGCAAGGACTGTCGTTTGGAACAGACTCTTACCATCAGCACCATGACCAGCAATGACTAGCACCTTTCGGCTTGTATCTGTGGCATCAACAACTCCTACTAGCCATTTCGCAATACGATAGAGCATTGACACTTTTTGGTCTCCAAGACGAGTCTCGAAAAACATGCTCCACGTTGGAGGAAGACGTTCAACCTCTGTGATTTTAGTTGGCAAATCTTGTTTCCACAGACCTGTCTGTATTCTATGGATAGCGAGACCGTTAGGTTGGTCAGTGAAGTTGCGAATAGCTTCAAGCTCACTAATCTCAATCTTGGGAATTGCGTAAGAGAGCATTTTCTGCCAATTTTCGTCAGTAGGAGGTTGCGGATTGCCATTAACCATTCCTTTAGGGAAGAACCCTATTGTGAAGCCTTTGAAGTATTTTTCGCTAACTACTTCGCCTTCGACTTTCTTTTCCACTTGGTCGATATTGATATTCAAGCAGAGTCTATTCATCCAGAGCTTAGGAACAAACTGGTGGATCATAGACATAATAGAACGCTTTTCTTTCGGGTCAACCTTTACTCTAAGACGTTCTTCATCAAGCTCTGCATCCTCAATGCTATCACGAAGAGTCCAAGCGTAAGAGACGATCTTATCGCTTACCTTGATGATTTCGTTTCTGTAAGTCTTCCAGAACGAAGACCAGAATGTAGTAAGGTCTCTGACTTGTCCTTCTTCGCTTTCACGCATTGGAACAAGTAACAACTTCTTGTCTTTGAGCTTCATGTAGATATTATTGTTGGAGTCTCTAGCAAACCACTTGAAGAACTCCTTGTCAGCCACGCTATATGTTCCTTCAGATGTAGGAAGCGAGAGAGGAACATGCAGCGTAATAGCCTTGACAGATTGATCGTTGTTTGAGAATGTGTTAGCGAAGACTCGTTCTGCTGTGGACTCCGTTACGGATCTACGGACATGCTCAGCCTCGGAAGCCTTTTGAATTTCCATGAGGTCTTCTTTGAACAAGGCAAGATCAATGAATTCCTCAATGCTGCTTACGCAAATGTCGATGCCATCAATGGGTTTGCCTTTAGCACTTCCCGGCAGAGTAGTGTCATAGACAATAACCTTCCAAAGCTTGATATCGCCAACATTCTTGAACTTGTTGAGCTGTCCAGAGAACTTGTGCTTATCAATACACTTGATGACTGTCGGTATAACATTCTTGTTCTTAGTGAACATTTCGTTTACAGTGATGGAGAAACGTTCAGGAACATTATAGTCTGGATTGAGAGCAAGGTAATGCTCTTTGATGATGTCTGGTGTTATGTTCATTGTTATCCTTTGTTTGTGAGGAGGTGGTTAAACGATAGGAACTTCAGAGTTTTGTTAATCTCTGACTCCCAGATAAGCTTAGACTTTGCTCTAGTAACCGCCACATATCTCAAGTTCAACGGAAAATTGTTTGGGTTGGAGATTGGCGATTCATAGTAGTAAACATTTTCCCATTCAGAGCCTTGAGCCTTGTGGATTGTTAAAGCATAGCCTAATCTGAAATTGTATAGAATATCATTAAGGGTGTACTCTCTAGAGAGACCTGACTCTATTGAGGTAAAAGTGTAAGTGTCTCCGCAGATAGTTAGGATACCTTGTTCTCCGTTTGAGAGGACTCTGATGAACTTGGATTCACTGTCTTCAGAGACTGTTCTAACGGATAGGTTCTTTATGGAGATTACCTTGAGCTTGAAGTCCTTATCTCTAGCTTCATCTAGGACTTCACGCCAACTGTTGAGGTCGAGTTCACCTGACTGAGTAGCTGTATAGAGCTTTTCAAATCCGAAACTCTGAAGCACGGCTGCATTTATTTCCACGCAGTACTCATTAGTATAAGTCACAGCCATAGCATCTTCTCCATTGTGAACCCATTCAAGATAGGTTCCAAATGGATCTGTTGAGTTTGTGGCTGATGGAAGCCTGCCGTAAGTCTTAACAGCGTTGGATACGTTTATAAGCTCTTGGTTCATTCTGTGCTGCTTTGTTAGCGTAATTGTCTGAGCAGGAAATTCCTTTAGCAAAGTAGCGAACAGATTTCCGAGACCAGTGAATCCGGGTAACTGGTATGGATCGCCAAGGAAGTACAAAGGCTTCTCAGAGTTTACGACCTTGAGGATTGCAGAAAATTCGTTACTGCTAATCATGGAAGCTTCTTCAACAACTATGGCATCAAACTTGTCTAGAGCCGAGAAACGCACTAGCGAAGTCTTTGTAAATGACCATTGCTCAGAGTCCTTGATTTTCATACGCTTCAAGAATCTTAGACCAACGATGTTGGAAAGACTGACAACTAAGACTTTCTTATATTCCTTAGCATGAATGTCTGCAATGCACTGATATGTCTTTCCACAGCCTGGACCACCACTATAGATCTTTACCATTTCGCTAGGACGTTCCTTAAGATTGGATATGATCTCAGAAGCCTGTCTGTAGATTGAATCAAATGTCACCAGCTCTTTATCTTTGGAAAGCACCAAAGATGAAGATAGGAAAGTGCTAAACTGCTTTGAGGTCTCTTCAGACATAGTAAAGATGTCTGTAGAAGCGTTTATCTCTTTCTCTATGACGTGAACAGCATTAGCAGGGATATAGTCTCTAAAGAAGATGCCTTTAGATTTATCCTGAACGGTCTCTATGGTTTTGTTAGTTACCATGTCTATGAGCATAGATGCAGGAACTTCGAGCGGAAGAGCATTTTCAGGATCTTCAGCACGAAGCATCATGTAGTAATAATACTCACTCAGATTGGTTGGCTTGAACTCATCCGAGGTGTATTGCTCATAAAGCTCGTTGTCCATAGTGTTTGTCTTTGTGAAGACGTATTTTCCCAAGTACTTTCGGATCTTGGGAAAGGGTAATGTTGTGAATGTTCTATTTGGTTTCATTTGGTCTCCAATAAATAACCGGAGAGACGAGAGCCTCTCCGGTATAGAACCATTCACAAACAAGGGTAATACCGAGGGCTAGCCTCTCACATTGAAAAGTTAAATTATTGCTTAAATAGCTCTTTCAGCTCTTTAGTCGTATGGAATGTAAGGTCTTCAGTATTCTGCCAAGCATACTTTCCTGTGGATTTATCTAGGCAGTATTTGAAGCCTTTCTCTCTGAATTTAAGCATGAAGCGTTTTGAGTGAGTTAGTCCGTTTGCGTCCTTCAGACGGTTGTAAGCCTTCATGAAGTCTTTGTTCTTACCGTGATGGACAGATGGACAAGCTTTGGCTAATTCTTCTCTAGTTTTGTCATCTAAAAAAGCATTGGATCTGTGCATCCAGAATCCTTTAGAGTCTGAGACCCACATAAGATTAGACAGCTCATCGTTTAGGGTATTGCCGTCTATGTGGGTGACACGAGGAAGATTATCAGGATTTGGAATACAAGCTATAGCAATAATTCTTGAAGAAGACCATGAGTTTGATTTCTTGTTAACGATTCTAGAGATACGCCAGTACTGAGGAATCTTGCGAGGATTGTCAGGCGGTACTGAGACGTGTTGTTTCATCGGTTGCCACTTTTTGCTCTTGAAGAATTGGATCTGCCCCGTGGCTTTCTCGACTCTAACTCTATCTGGCCAATCGAAATAGACGTAACCCGGATCTGGCTGACTCTTGCTGAGGATGATATCCTTATGGCCTCCATTATACATAATATTGTCTCCTTTATTTTCAATTTTTAGTTTATTCAGGGTTCAGAATTTAGGGGGATTGCACAACTTAAGATTGTTATAGCAATATCACAGAGAGGTTATTATGCAGAAATTGCTCGATATCATCAACAAGCTCGCTGAAAAGTACAAGTTCGAAGAATCAGAAATCAAGGAAGTCCAGCAAGCTGTTTTTAGTTTGGAAAACGGTGAAGACTCCTTGCTCAATGAAGAAGAAGACTTCAAGTCTCCGGATGAACCACGAGAAGAACACCAGATGGAAGAAACCTATGGCGATGACGACTAAACAAGCAGAAGCCTTACAGAAAGCTCAAGCTGCAGCTAAGGCTAAACGAGAAGCAGAAAAGCAAGCGAATGAACAGCCGAAGTTTAATCCTGAGATTGCTTATAAAGATTTGAGCGACAGATTGGATAAGCTTACGGTGATGATGCAAGAAGTGCTAGACAAGCTTAAGGCTAAGTCTGATCTTAGCTTTTTGCAGAAATTTAAATAGATCACTCAATCTATAAATGAGGTACACAATGACTACTCCTAGAAAAGAACATCCTAAGAATTTAGGTGCTTCAGCTCATGCTGACGCTCTTAATGCTAAACGCAGACGAAAGACCATCTTGAGCCTGAAGTACATTATGAAGCACATGCCAGAGCCTTGCATTTCAAGACGGAGTGTTGCATGTGTATCTCACTTATGGCCAGCACAGCCCGGACTTTGCGGTGAACGCAAGCTTACTGGGATGCAGGTCGAGCAGATGACGATGATGATCATCGTCAGAAATAAGAATCCTGAAGTAAATAATCAAACTACTAAGACTCAATACTCTCCTAGAGCTCTGTTAAAGGCTCTTAAAGACTATCTGCCGAATGGAATTGAGGTACGGTCTGAATGGGGAGATTGGAAGTCTAACGTAGCAAATAGATGTACCGATCCAGAGGTACTTAACACTCTTCTTGAATTTGAAGAATGGGCTGAAGGCTATTACGCCAAGATCGAAACCGCCCTTGCGACTATGTACCTTGAAGTAGGACATAAGCCGGGTCAAGCTTTCCTAGAAGTATTGGCTAGACGATTTAGAGCAAATTGGAGTACACAGCAACAGCTCAGTGTCAAGGCTGATGTCAAGGCTGAAGAGAAGGTTGATGCGACCATCAACTTTAACTTTAAGACTCTTCAAGGTCAAGTAGAGGAACCTCATGGATCTGGACGTTAACCTTTCTGTACCGCAAACACAGTTCATGCAGAGGTTTGATGATCCTTTGGTTATCATGCAGTGTTCTGTGGGTGCTGGTAAGACGTATATTTGTGCTCTGTGGCTGCTTATCAATATGCTGAAAGGCAGGAGGATGGTGGCAGGAGCCTTGACACATGGAGCGTTGATGAAGACGCTCTTTGCTACTGTTGAAGAGCTTGCGTTTAAGCTTGGGTTTAGAAGCGATATCAATAAGCAAGACAAGACCATTAGAGTAGGGAGTGGGATTACCTTTGGGTATTCCAATGAAGCTCCTAAAGATGTCTTGGGTCTATCGAACATCTACGGATTGGTGATTGATGAAGCTGCACGATGCTGTGAAGAATTTTATAACAACCTCTCTGACCGTCTCCGTGGTGAAGGAATTGATAAGCCTAGAAAGCGGTTGATTAGCTCTCCGTACATGGAGATGAGTGCTCAATGGTGGAATAACCTGAAGAAGCGTTATCCTGAGTGCGTCATTAGAGCTACGCTATATAGCAATCCGTTTGTGAGTGCTGATTACATTCATGAACTTGAGGATCGTTATGGCATTGGCTCTGAGCTGTATAAGATGCAGGTGCTTGGTGAAGATATTGCTTCTGACTACCTGAATGCCATCTTGAGGTATAGCGACTTTGCCAAGTTAGAGAATACAAGGTTTAGTAAGCTCGTACGTCCTTGTTACTTTGGAAATGACTTGGCAGGATCTGGTCGTGACCTTACGGCTACTGCAAAGATTAACGAGACAGGATTACTTGAGATTAAGACGTTGATGCAGATTGATACCATCGCACAGAAGAACCTGATTTTGGATGCGTACGACCAAGACGATATCAGGAATGGTGCGATGGACGCTGGGGGCTTGGGTATCGGTGTTTACGACAATGTGAAGCACAATCCTAGGGTTCGGATTGAAGCCGTGAACTTTGCTCAAGCCCCTAGCAAGGATATGTATATGAACGTACGTAGCGAAATGTATTGTGAAGCGGCTCAGCTGATCAAGGATGGGTTCTACGTGGATGTTGATGCATATCCTGAGTTAGTTGAAGAGCTAAGAAATACGCAGGTATTTGTAAACGAGCGTGGCAAATTGCAGATTATCCCTAAGGAGGATATTCGTAAGACGATTGGTCGAAGCCCGGATAGAGCTGACAGTCTTGTGTTGGCTATACATGCAATGTTACATCAAACTGGAACGAGTGCTGCCGAAGTTGCTGCTAAGGTTATGGCTGCAAATGGTTGGACTCATTAGAGGACAATATGGATAACAACGAACTGCTTGAGAAAGCTTCAAAGTTCTTGAACGATAGTCATTCGTTCTATGGGACACAGCAAACACGTATGTCTAATGATATCGCTA